CGTCTTGATCCCAGCAAAATAGGGTGCACGTGCTATCACGATTATTATATACAATGTTTCTGTAGGACATTTACTACATTATAATACACTAGTTCCATTTTTCAAGCAATTTTCTGTCTTCGGAACCAAACGGTGTATTAAGGACCTCTAAATGAGCACCGATATTCTGATCAAGCTCTAAGGCTCTTTGCGCACCGATATGTCTTAACTTGTAGGTATTAGTGTAGTAATTACTTCTATTTTTCCAGTTAAGAATGGTATCTATCTTATCCCCAAACTCCTCGATTGTACTAAATCTCAACGCTTCTGGTGCTGTAGAGTATGTCTCCATATCCTGACATAAGCACGGTATACCGAGAGTACATGCTTCAATAAATTTAATATCGGATTTTGATTTATTAAAGGTATTGTTCTCTAAAGGCGCCACCATCATTTGTGCATTTAAATTTGCTATAAACTTTGGATACATTAAGAGATTCTGCCATGGATAAAACTCAATCTTTTTAGCGGCTACTAGATCGTGTAGCTGTGGAGGAAAGGCACCTACAAAGATCCACTGATATTTGTCAACGGTACGTCTTACAAAGTCCCTTACTAATGTAAAATCATCCTTACCACCTGTCTTATTCTCTACATCATAATGGGCGCCGGATCCTGTATATAAAATACGCGGCTTTCTCTTATTTTTATCGAACTGCTTACTAACCTCACCACCGTCAAATAAATGCCCCATCCAAAAGTCAGGTACAAAGTTTGGAATAACTGTGATGTTTTGTTGCCCTGTTTTTTCTTGATATAATTTTTTCATGTATGGGCAAGTGACTGTCACCTCATCACACATGTTAATAATATCGATGCAGTTTTGTCTAATCTCTTCACTATCGAACGCGAACTTAAACTTATTATAATCTGGAATCTCTTCCTTAAACACAACATCATCAACCTCATATATAATTTTAAAGCCATGCTCCTGCTGTACTTTCTTAAGATACTCAACAAACTTCTTCTGAGATGATGATGCTTGTCTCTGAACCTTTACCGCCTTTACATTCTTATAAAATCTTGGATCTGCCACCATTGCAGTGATTGAGTGAGATACACCTTTACCGGTTGCGTTAATGACTGCCTCGGGCCAGATAATACGCCAGTGACCACAGCCACTCAAATCCGCAAGATAATTAATATATCTTGGCATGCTGTTCTCCTTAGGTTCAGGCTTTTTTTGAGCAGCTGCAGCCTGTTTAAAGGGTGCCGGTGGGAAGGGATTAGTAAATGGTGAAGGATTAGGATTAATCATTAATATATATAGTTTAAACTTCGTCGTAGGCAACTCGAGTAGTTATACCATTACTCTTTTCAAGTTGAATTACCTCTCCTGTAACAGCTTTTAATGACTCTTTACGGTGTGAGATAATTACACAGCACTCATCTAACTCTTCTACTCGTTCTTGAAGGATCTCTGTAACCAGTTCCACACCACGCTCATCAAACGAACTATCAAATAATTCATCGTATATACAGATATTATACTTCACACCACCCTGCATCCTTCTTATATCAGAAAATGTGAACAGACACGCTAAATCAATAGATTTTCTTTCAGCACCAGAAAAGTTAAAGTATGAACATACCTTATTTTTTTCATTTAGAATCTCCTCTTCAAAATACTCATTAAAGACGCATATTGAATTAGAGTCTAACTTTTTAAGGTAATGTAGGAGCTTATTATTAAGCAGGTCTAGTAGTTTGTGTACAATATATGACTTAACGCCCTCTTCAGATACAACATATTTAACTATATCCAGTTTAGATATTTGAGCTCTGTATTTGCTAATCTTTTCATTAGCCACATTTACTCTCACACCTGCTTCATCTATCAATACATCAAAGTCCGTATATAAGCTTTCAACTAACTTTAAATCGTCCTTGAGCTCTTTTTGCCACTCACCAAGCTGATCAACTCTTAGGTTAATATTTGACTTCTTTTGTCGTATAACCCTGGCGTTTGACAATCTATCGTTATGTGTATTGATAGCAGCTTGTATTGTTTGCTTAACACTTTTAACCCTATCCAGAGATTCATGAGCTGTTCGGATCTCAACTACAGTATCATCTATAATTTGCTTAAGTTGAGCCTTTTCCCTCTCTATATACTCCTTGTCATGATCCTCTATAGATCGTAAACACACCGGACACTTATCATCTTCAGTACCAATCCTAGAGTACTGTTCTTTTGTATGTGTAGCGCTAGACTTTTTAGTACTTATAGTACCAATATAGTCGTTTATTTTCTCATCACATGTACCTAATTTATCTTGAAGCTTGGAAATATCTAATTGTATTGACTCTTCATCCTCCTCTTTTAACTCTGCTAACTGGAGCTCCAGATCCTCAATCTCCTTAGTGTTGTTTTGCTGTCTCTCGAGGTATATCTTCTTCTTTTGCTTTCTTCTCTCTAATGTCAGCTCCTTCTGAGTGCTATAATTACTAAGACCGTTATTAATCTCCTCATACTTAACCATCTCCGACTCATACTCACGCTTAATGTCGTTATACTCTGATCTAAGCTGTGATAGCATCTGACTGAACACCTCCATTCCAAAAATATCCTCAATAAACTTACGCTTCTCGATTTTATTCTTAGCCATAAAAGGGATGGCATTATTAACTGTCATTATAACACAGTTTTGAAAGATGGCTGGTGAGGCACTTAATACCTCACAAATATATTTGGTAGTGTTTGATATACTATCTCTAGTTTTATCCTCACCGTTTTTATATATAAATACTTTTGACGGGCTAAGCGTTCTAACTATCTTATACTCATCTGTTCCCTGTAGTGTCTCTACATCAACGTCTAGTTCTACATGCGTCTTACCACCAGTTATGTTGTTTGGTATAAGATCTTTTTTAATATCTCTAAGAGTTTCACCAAATATCGCAAAATATAGCGAGTCTGCAATGGTACTCTTACCAATGGCGTTTCTCCTATCAGGCTTATCCTTATTTATACCTGTTATAACATGTAGTCCTTTATTGAACTCTACTGTTACTGGTTCCTCTCCAATAGAGAGGAAGTTTAGCGCTGATAGTTTTTTAAAGGCTACACTCTTCATATAGATTTACTGTATAATCGATTATATCTTTATTATTATCAATATCAAGTTTATTTACAAACTCAATAATAGCCTGCTTTATGTCAATACCTGATAAGTCCTCTTTATGCTCAGTACTCTCAAGTATTCTATTAAAATTTATATCATAATCAATAGTTAGCGACTCTGGCTTAAGTTTAGTTAGTACTGCATGTAATATATCAAGGTCCTGCTGTGATATATTAACATCAATCTTAAGCTTAACAAAGTTATTAGTAAAAATGCTAGTTATATATGATGTAATATTACCCTCCTCCACCAGCTCACTTAAGCTTACCTTTTTATAACACGAAGAAACATTATTTGGTGTAAACACACACTCTAATGTATCAAGATCTAAAATATGATAGCCTTTTTTATTATCTGTATCACCGAAGTCCATTTGAAAGGGGTTACCAACGTATAAAATAGTACCTGCTCCAAACTTCTTCTCATGTCTTGTATGAAAGTGACCTGAGATGATTAAATCAGACTTACTTAGTAGATCCTTTATCTTAATACCGTCTTCACATACCTTATAACCGGTCATTCTAAAGGTCTCAATCTCAAAATGACCAAATATTACATCACTATTCTTTATGTCTTGCGGCTTGGTGTTCCATGGGCAGAAAGAAAGTGTGCGATCAAACGCTTCTAGTGTTTGATATTGATCTAATATGGTAACATTCTTACGACCTTTAAAGATGGATATAGAGTTTACGTCAGTTCTATGCTTATAATAAATATCATGGTTACCGGTAATGGCTATTAGATTAAACTCTGATAGGATGTCTAATATGTCTGCAGATACCTGTAAAGTACTTACAGATATTTCACTTCTGTTATGATGCCAATCACCGCAGAATATAATATCCTTAATATTCTGCTTTTTACACTCATCTCTAAACCAATTAGCCCACTCTAGTGCGTAATTATGCCACTCTGCGCTATTTGAGTGTACACCTAAGTGTAAGTCTGAGAAAATAGCAACGCGTGGCTTGTTAATCCTAGTAGTCGTCATCGTCAATAGGCTTTACATATACATGACCAGTAGTATTTTCTGGATCTGTCATATATTCCTCATAAACCTTCTCCTTATAATTGCAGATAGTCTCGTGATGTTTTTTTTCTTTCTTAATTCTATTAATAAAGGCGTGATAAGCGATTGTAGTGAAGTACGAGAAAGGATTACATTGAGCCGGCTTACCATCTTTATTAGTTCTCTTATCAAATGAGTATTTTTTATACTTAAGTGCGGCGTACATCTTAATTAGAGCGTCACCGATCATGTCATCCTTATATGAATAGTTGATAAATGATGCATTATAACTTAGACCATACGCGATCTTTTTAATATTCTCAGCTAAATCATTAGTCATTATATCAGAATCATAATATTTTTGTAATGAAGCCTTAAACTCCTTAGGCTTAATATAGTAATCTTGCTTATCTTTTTTAGACATCTTATTTATTATAAGATACTTATTAGGTTTATCAACTAAAAAGGTTTAACTTGTACCTCTTTATATGATATTTTTTCCTTATCATAGATGGCTTTTCGCTTCTCACTGTGTCTTTTACCATATGGTAGGTTATCGCATATATCCATAATGATTAGTTTGTCTTTAGATGCATGTTTACGTAATCCGCGGCCGATAGACTGTACGGTACGTATAAACGACTTACCACCAGCGGCAAATATGATATTATGAAGGTTCTTGATGTTAATACCAGTAGAAAAGATAGCACTAATAGCGATACACACAACATTATCATGATTCTCCATGATTTGCTTGATTTCCTCACGCTCTTCTACTGCAACCTCACCTCTAATGAAGTAAACCTGCTTAGTCTTGGCCTTTTTTAAGTATTCCTGTAGTTCTTCACCATGTTTAATGTGATTTACTAAGAGAAGTATGTTATTTGGTAGCTTATCACACAGTTTAGTAAGAAAATTATTTCTATCCGCGTTTTCATATACGAAATCCAGCTCTTCTCTGTATCTATTATGAGTTGTATAGTTTATTCGTTGAGTATAGTTAAGCTCTAACACCTTTACATTAACATTAGCAAGGTGATCCTCTAGTCTAAGCTCGTAACTACTCTTTTCATATATAACAGGCCCTAATTTACCAATAATAGACCACTTATCAACTAAACTCTCTGGTAGTGTACCAGTAAAGCCATATTTATTTTGTGTTTTAATCTTATGTACTATCTTAGATATCTTATTACCACTTGAAATTTTATGGGCCTCGTCTACTATTAGTAGATCTACATACTTTAACCAATCATTCTCCTCAAATCTACTCTGAATGATACCAATATTAGCGATAATTACATTAGCGGTAAGATCTGGCTTTATTTTACCCGTCCATTTAGTTAGTTTAAACGTAGAACCACAGTTTATAAACTCATCATATGTCTGAGTTACTAGTCCTAGGTCAGGAACAAGCATTAAACACTTAAAGGTGTCCGGATCAGGGGAGTTTCTAAAGAAATTCTCAATTAATGCTGCTGTAATAAACGTTTTACCAGCACCTGTACCTAATACACACGTACCTCTACCTAAATTTAGTGCCTTCCTTACAACATCCTCTTGATAGTCTCGTAGCTTAAAGTTAAAGTCATCACATAGATCAACAGATAGGCCTACATTTAATGCCTTTTCTAGGTTTGGACTTGTGGTTATCTCTGTGTTTATCTGTTCTTTTACCAGAAATTTACGAATTTCCCAATATATACCAAGTTCACACGTACCTGTCCCGGTAATTATATACTTTCTACTAGGGGCAAACCTATTATACCTCCTAGCAAACCTAGCATTCTCATTTTCAACACTGAAGTGCTCTCGTATAACCTGAAATAGATCTGCATCATCACATCTCATTACCAAACGATTGGTGTTTGCATTATAATCAAACTCTAACATATTAAAGTTGTTCCATCTGATTTATCTTAACAATGTTTGATATATCAAACGACATAGAAGAGAGTACCTTCTCAACCTTTTCAAGATACTCAATAACAACACCATACTCTGCAAGGCTTTCTGTAATATGAACTACAGACTCATGCCTTTCTGCGTGTTGCTCTGCAATAGAAAGTGATATTTTTACTGGAGACTCAGCTATAACTTTTTTTGTTAGATCTTTTTTGAGTTGCTTCTTTTTAGCTAGTAACTTATTCCTCTCAACCTTAGCATCCATTAGCCTCGCAACCCAGAAGTGCTTCCTTGATGGTAGTCTCATCTGAACTTCTTTTAGATTAAAGTCATCTACAACGAGATCCTTTCCGATCTCATCCATATATTTTTTAAGCAACTCCATTACGTATAATTATATAATATTATAGAGAAAAATCAACAGATAAGATAAATATACGTATGAATGAAGAGTTTAGTGGTGCGTATGAGAGTATTATGGAGTCGCTCGATACAGGTACGATGTATGGTGAGGGTATTTTAGAGCAGCTTGAAGAGTTTATGAAGTCACCTAACCCTCAAATATATGTTCTTAATGGTATTCTCACAGAATTTTTAGATGTAGTAGAGGCACTTCAACAGGTACATGGTGATCTTTCAGAGATTGGTGGAGGTGAGGAAGCTAGTGAGCAGCTAGGTATGTTAATTACAAAGCTTTCAACAACAGCTGGTAACTAATGATTGGTAAGAGTATATTTGAACGTAGGTTCTTAAAGTGTTTAGAAGAAGATGTTACAGTAGGTGGCGCTCTTGGTGGGTCTGAAGGGCTCGAGGGTGGATCTGTTGGTAATACGGATAGTTACGCTACTGGTGATCAGAGAGT